ACAACTTACGAACGTGAGTCTTCGCCAGTGCTCCCTCAGCCCCACCCTCTTCATACAGCGCCGAGGGAAGGAGCTTCTCTCCGGGCTTCGCAGAGTATTCTGAGATGTCTTCACGAAGACAGTAGAGAGCATCTTGCATTTCATCGAGCATCCGCTGCTCCTGAGACTGCGGACGGTCCGAAGCGATGGTCGGAATGTTCCTCCGAGCCATGACTACGCACCCGGCATCGCAGGCGTGGGATTCGAAATGTTCCCTCCGCTCTTGTTCCGCGAGTCTTTGCCACTCGGGGCCATGACGCTCGAAGAGATCGACGGATTGTCACCGTCATTCGGTGAGCGGTTATCAGCAACAGAGAATGGACTGTTCGGACCCTTGTTCTCCTCCTGAAGACCAGAAGTACCAATCCCACCAACCTGCACCGGCAGGTCATTGGGCTGTTTTCCACTAGTGTAAGCCACGTTACCTCCTAAGACAAGAATGGGGACCCGGTGAAGGGTCCCCATCCTGGGTTGATTACAGCGCCTCGATGATGAAGAAGAGGTCTACTGCGCCCGCTGCCGCATCCGACGCACCAACGATGTCCTGGAGCAACATCGTGATGGTCGTACCGGAAGCCGCGAAGACCACCGACTCCTGCCGGAGGTTGGTTCCCGCAGCACCCTTCAGGTCCAGAGTGCCCGGCGTGAGGCCGGAGACACCGATGGTTGCCTGAGCGATGGCAGAACCGTTGTTGTACGTCGCGTGCATCGCACCAGTGTGAGTGCCGCCATCAGAGGCGGTACGCACCCGGAGATAGCCCGAGAGTCTGTACAGACCGGCCCGCTTGGTCACGTAGGTCAGAAGGCTAGAGCCCTCCACAGCACCGTTGTGGGTGCCGACCGCACTGATGACCGAGAGACTGGTCTTGGAAAGCTGAGCGACCAGCCCCGAGGGGTTGTTCCAGTCGCCAGAACCGAAATGAGCCATGATTTCTCCTTCAGAATAGTGGGTGGGGCCGCGAAGCCCCACCCGACTATTGAGTAGACTACGTTACGGCAGACCTGTTGTTGACGTTCTTGATCCGCCCGTTCGCCTTCTCGCTGAGCACTTCGAGGGTCACTTCACCCACGATGATGCCAGCCACGGAGTCACCACGCTTGCCGACGAGATCGTGCTTCATCGGACGCAGCCACGCGAGACGGTTCATGTTCCTCTGGAGGAAGAACATCTGACCGCCCGTCGCAGTCGCAGCCGCCGTAGCAGTCACGCCCGCAGCATTGGTGGACTCAGGAATCCAGCGATCCAGAACAACCTGGATCAGACCGAAATCCGAATCGTAGAAGTCGATGGCCGAGACAAGTCGCTTGTCAACAGCCGCGATGTTACGGTTCTGCTGCGTGATCGTGAAGGCACTGATCTGTCGCTTCACCTTGCGGGAAACGTAGACCTGCTCAGGATTTCCGCCCGAACCGTAAATCTGATCCAGCATGTCGTTGAAGTTCAGGGCGGTGAGCATCCCGTCGCCTGAATCAGCGGTGCTGTCTCCGGCTCTCGCCGTGTTGGTGGTGATGTAGTGCTGGAATCCGCGCATGACACGCGCATCGCCCGAGGCACCAGAGGCCGAGGTCAGCGCAGCGAAGACCACCTTCTCCAGCTTGATAGCAAGCCGCTTGGTGGCCTTCTGAATCTCGTGAGCATAGGCATCCTTGAAGCCCGCGCTGTTGATGGCGCGCTGCGTCTCGGAGACACCGATGTCCTGACGGAGAATCTGGGTGACGTTGAACTCACGCTCCGGGGGAGTCAGCGACTCGTACGCATAGTCGGCTCCTTCCACAGCGCCTGAAGTATCAATGGTCGAAAGGTCGAGACCTTCCTTGAGCCACTGATGGTACACATGCTGGCATCCAACCTTCGGAGCCTGGGCCGTCCAAGGCACGTCGAATGGATCGGTGTTGGTGATCTGGTCAAGGAGGTCTTCCTTGTTGACACCAACGCCCGGATTCATTCCGTACTTGTACGCACCCGCGTTACCAATGGGAGTACCCGGCATGGGTTTCCCTCCTTTTGGGTGTCCTCTCTATCGAGAGGAGAAGTGGTTACAGAAGACCCTATCCGAAGATGGGGTCAGTGAGTGACCTACCAATGGTGAGGGCACGCCAGCGAATTCCATCGCCGGAGTGCATCTCCATCGCAGCTTGATCGATCTCTTCCTGAGTCGGCCCGACCGCACCTGGAGTCGTGTGCACACCAGTCGCAGCGGAAGACGAGACGCCCGCATCTTTGCGAGCCCTGTCCAACGCTTCACGACGAACCTGATCGCCTGCCTCCAACTCAATAGACTTCTGAGTCGTTGCAGCGGTGACGGCTGAAGGAGTTGCGCTGCCATGAGCCGCGTGGAAGAGTCTCCACGAGAGTTCAGCAGCCTCATTCAGATTCCCCGACCGTACCAGTGCTCCTACGGCAGCAGCGGCCAGTGGGTCGGACTTCACATGCAGTCCGATTTCGTCTGCGTAAGCGAGGGATTCGGGAGCAACCTTCCTCATGTGCTCATCGACACCCATCCACTTCGCGTTCTCTGCCCTCGCGGCGGTTTCACGCGAGTTGAGTCTCTCATCCGCAATCTGCGCGGCACGGGTCTCAGCGAGTTCGCTCACTCCCTGAACCAGAGCCTGCACATTCTCCTCATCGAGGATGCCTCCCTCTTCCTTCAGCTTCGACAACACCGCGTCGAGCTTGGCACTGCGGGCCGGGGTCGGTTGCGAGCCGGACCCAGGAGCAGGCTGAGGAACCGCAGCGGGGGCTGCGGGCGTAAGGCGAAGGCGTGCGTTCTCGTCACGAAGTCGCGCAGCTTCCTGCTCCGCGAGGTCCGCTTTCGTGTACGCACCCTTTGCCATCTGGACGACATGGCCCATCCCCTTCAGAAGTTCTGCACGACTGGGATACTTACCAGCGTACAGGCCCGTCTTCGGGTCCTTGAGTTCCTCAAGGAACGAGAGCGGGTCCGAGGAGGCGTCCGGTTTGGGCTCACCTGCAACCGGAGCAACAGGCGCGGCTGCGGGCGCGGGTTGTCCGCCCCCAGGTGCAGCCGGCACAGGTGCCGGGAGAGGCGTGGTGTTCCCACCACCCTGAGGGTTGTCCTCAGTGTAAATGGGCGCGGGAGGAGTTCCATGACCCCACCCGATAGATTCCATCGGCCTAGTGACTTCAGGCTCGACAACGGTCTTGATAAGGTGCTGAATCAGTGCAGCTTGTGCAGCGGTTTCATGTACCATGTCACGTTCCATCTACTGCTCCTTCCGTCTCTTCCGAGACCTTCGGACCGGGTTGTCCGGTCGGCTTGGGGCGTGTTCTGGGAGGTCCATGCCCTTCGATGCTTCATCGAACTCGTGGACCGTGGTAGCGGAAATCTTGCCCTGTTTCTTGAGGACATGGAACTTCTTCCGCTGTGCATCACTCTTGTACGGCATGAGATTCTCCTAGAAGTCCTGGGTCGGATCGTAGGCGTCCTCTGCTTGCGCAGTCTGGCCGGCCGGTCGTGACTTTCCTTCTTGTCGGAGCTTCTCGTAAAGCTCTTCTTGTGAGAGACCAACACCCTTGGATCGCGCGATTCGCTCCATCTGTGTTTCAGCGACGATCTTGCTGAAGAATGTCACAAGACCATCGATCATCAAGATACCTCCCCGGAGGAAGTCCGAGGGGTATTGGTCCTTGCGCTCGCGCGAAGGGTCTTTCAGTCTCTGGTTGAGTGTGTTGCTCATCGTCATCAGGTAGCGCTTGAAAACGGTCTCGTAACTTGGGCTGTTGAGAACCCACTCGATGTGACCGAGTTCATCATCAGTCAGGTCCGATACGTCGAATACATCTCTGAAATCCACGAGGTCCTTTCTACGCTGCGGCCTGTAGCGTATTCCTCAGATCAATAGACCCTGGGATACCCGGTGAACCGGGAAGGTTGATACCCTGCACGATCTGCCCCGACGAGGGAACGCTGTTGATTCCACCCTTCATTCCGTTCTGCTGGAGATTCTGGACGAACTGATTCAAGTTCGTACCTGCACCACCCGCTGCCCCTGGCTGGAAAATCTCGTTGAGGTTCGGAACCTCGAACTCACGGAAGATACCGCGCCAGAAGTTGAGGACATTGATCTGCCCCATGACCATCTGGCCGAGAGGTGAAGCCATCGCGGTCAGAAGCTGGATCAGATTCTGCTGCTTCATGCCCTTTGAAAGAGCCGAGGTCGCACCGACAGCCCTCGCGGCGTAGTTCGGTACGAGGTCGTAGTGAGAGAGGGTCTCGCGTGAGCCCATGATCGGTGCACCAGTGACGGGATCGAACATGGCACTGTCCGCGAGGATGAGCACCTCAATCGGTGGCTCAAGGAACTGCTTGTCGAGAGCGATGAACATGTTGGCGAGCCGCTCCAAGAAGCACTCTTCATAGAGACGGGATTCGAGGAGGAGGCGCGTCCCGGCTGCCTCCCGGCGACCAATGAACTCGCGAGCCGTCTGGCGATCTGCACCTTCGAGGCCGGCGATAGCGTCATCAACGATACCAGTACCCATGTTGCCAAGCTCTCGCATCTGGGCGACTTTTTGATCGCCAAGGAGGAGAGATTGAAGATTGGCCTGAAGCGGAGCGACGGCCTCATTTGGATTACCATCGACAGGGATGAACCGGCCGGGTTTCGCGTAAAGGTTCTTCGTATTGAGGCCCGCACCTCGATCATAGAACCACATCGGGTCGATGACAAGATCGGCCGCATCGAGGGTCTGGTTGAGGTAGCGGTTGCCGGTGATCTGAATCTTCTCTACGATCTCAGCTTTGCCCGGTGCCCAGAAGTAATGGGGATCGGGAGTCGGTGAGTATTCGAGGAAGGGGAGAGCATTGTGCCAGAAAGGCAGTGGACGGTTCCTGAAGAGGTAGCGTCGATTCGCGATAGTGATAACGCGCTTCAGTACCCCATCCGGCGAGAGTTCCGACGGTACGTAGCCCCAGTATTCGAGAATCTCAATAGGGCGATTGTACTTGTCAAGGAATCGAAGCGTATTCTCGTCCATGCCATTACGCACAGAGAAACGAGTAACCATCGCCTCAACGAGCGCGGCATCACCACCTACACCTCCTTCATTGAGCATCCTCTGGAACTCAGGGTTCTCGAAGATGTCTTCGGCAGCAAGGAAGCGGACCTCATCGAGGTCCAGGAAGTAACGCCGGATGCACCAACGCATATCCTTGATCCGCTTGCGTCCGGGCTCAGGGAAAAAGTCGAGGAGGTCCACGGGCACGGTCTCAGGACCATCGAATGAAACGATCCTGCCCTTCTTGATGGACTTGATGACCTTGCCAGTGAGGGGAATGCGGTCGATGTATTCGAGAATGCGCTCCTCTTCCAACCCCTTCCAACCAACCTGCATGACGGCTTTGCCATAGAGGTCAGCTTGGACAATGAAGTCAACCTGCTTCTGGAAAGCGTCGTCATCCTTGAACTGTGCTGAGCAGAGAGCCTCACGTTTGCGAGCGATGGGCATATCGTCAGGCCCGTAGCCAAGGAACGTAACGATGGGCCACATGTTCAGAGAAGTGGCAGCCTTCCGAGCAGCATCAGCCCAGATCGCGCTGAAGATGAGCGGAATATGGACATTGTTCTTGTGCGGGTGGTAACGGCCTGTCCATGCTCCACGCCAGAGATCATAGAACCTAGGCCATTTCTGGCGTGTGGTCAGTGAGTCAGATTCCGAATAGTGGAATCGATCCACGACCATGTTCACGATCTGCTCCCGATACGCCTCAGCGCCGGTAGCACGTTCGATGGTGAGCATCATGCGGGACTCTCCTTCGGCATC